CATTCAACTTCTGCATACCTGCTCTGAATGCCTCAAAGATGGGGTGGTTTTCTATAGGCCCATCATAGTCATACCTGTCTTTCCATAAGTCGTATTTGTTGGCCCAAATGGAAACTGCAATAGGGTAGTCTATCTCTCGCTTTTTCTTCTTTCTCTTCCTATTATGCCAGTATGGTTCGCATATGCTATCCACCAAGAATGTCCAACACAGTTGTTGCTCTATGTCATAGTGCTTATTCATGTGCCTATCATCTATCATGAAGATGATGTATTTTGGTCTTCTATTGCGCATGTCCTCTATCCATTCATGCCAATAGACAGTCTGTCCTCCCAAATCAGCAGTCTTCACAGTATGAGCATCACCATCTAGTTTGACGTATTTCCTAGTAGCACGTTGCAGTCCTTCTGTCCTATGGCGTATATCAGGAACTTCTCCCCTTGTCCTGAGTTGGTGATTTAATGTCGTCTTCCCTGCTCTACTAGCACCATAGATACCGAAGTTAATTGCGTGAACTCTTTGGTATATTTTGTTTAGTCCTTCGACTATCAGTATGGCAAACCCTGCCATTACTGACATTCAATCACCACAGATGATTCCAGAAATCCACTAAACTGTTCCAAGCGATTGACAGGGTATTGACACCCGCAACTGCCATTGCTTGACCTAAGACAAAACTGCAAGCACAGGCCACTGCACCCCAAAACCAGAATCTAGCCCTGAGAAACCAAATGTCAGCAGAATGCGCTCTTTGTAGGTCATAGGCGAGAGTCGATTCATCCATTCCGAATAGAATTTCGCTGACCATTCATATGCCTCACTACTGCTCAGTCTCCAATGTTAGGAAAGAGCCTACTCCTTCCTTTGTTGGGTTTAGGTTAGGTAGGTTACTATCCCCATATATGTTAGTTGGGGAAGCGACAGTTGTGTTCCAATTCTGCTGGAACTGCCTGAAGGACTCTCTGACCCTCTTGCGGTTCTCCTCTTCCCTAGCCTTCCTAGCCCAATAAGCGTCTATTCTTCGTTGTAGTAGGTATTCCTCAATCCAGTCATTAACGACCATATCGAACAATGCCTTCATTATCATTATCCCACCAATGGTGCTAATCCCGAAGAGCAATGAATGCTCAACCGCACCGTAAGGGAACGTTATTCCATATTGGGAATAAAAGTAGATGTTTATTCCACTGACTGCTCCTACGAACAGTATTGTCATCACTAGTCTTGTGTCTGTATCTATACTTGGCATATTAATCACGCATATTCTATTGAGTAAGCACCTGTTCCAGTGATATCAACAAAGATACCATTTTGGCATACTACCCCATGCATGTCGTATTCCATTGATTGTCCCTTGTTTGCATCAAGAGCATGTATTTGCATTCGTGCTACTTCTACTTCACCTGCCGAACTTGGGTCGTTATCTGCACTATCGTAGACCTTTACGGTGAATGTTCCTGATGTAACAGTAGATGCGTGTATGGAAATTAGTTTACACCTACCCTTGGTAATAATTGCGTCAGCAGTTCTGACACCACTACTGAAGCATGTGCCACTACTCATCTAAAGCCCACCCCTTCCTTCTGTTAATCTCTCGATGAGGTCTGCTTTTTTACCTTCTGTGGAAAGTTTCCTCTCTTCTAGGTGTTCCTTCAAGACCTTAACAGTGAGTTTGTTTAGGTCAGGAGGAAGAGGAGTTCCCTCTTTCTCTTCTTTCTTTGGTTCTTCTTTTACTTCTTCTTTGACTTCTGGAGCCTTGGCTCTACCCATTATCTTCTCTTTTCTAGAACGAGGATATAGAGAATCCATAACTCCCTTCGCATCAGGCCCACGCAATTTGAGGTGCTTGGCTAGGTGCTTCACCTTCTTAGGTGAGGTTTCCATTAGTCTTTGTATGGTTGCCTTATCATCAGCAGTGAACTCTACCTTGACGTTTCTATCGCCGTATAGAATGATTGCATCACTAGTCGAAACTCTAGTTCCGTTACTGTCAAACCTATAGTTCTTCCAAGTCATCTTGCCAATCTTGCTTCTAACTACTGCCATAATTTCACCAATTATATTGGGGTAGTAACCCCTGTCCTGATGTTCTAGGACAGAGGCTACTACTTTATGTTTTACTCAAATTAGCCCGTAGACTCTGACACGAACCATGCCTACATCATCATTCGCAGATGCGGCGGCATTTGTTCCATCGAAGTCCGTTGCAACTATCTGAAAGGTCGAACTGCTCGCTAGGTCACCAGCCGTATCTAGTTCGACTGTTGCGAGAAACCCGGAGGCTCCAACACCCTTCTCTTGTCCAGTAATCATTACTGCGTTGACGGAAGACAGTCCTAGTGAACTAGCACTGATTACCTCTCCATTAGCAGTGTATGCTGTGATGTTAATCTTCGCATCAACATAATACTCATCACCAGACACATGTGGGGCAGTGTAGCCCTTATGGTCAGCAAGGATGGTAACTGTGTGTGTCACTCAATCACCCGCCTATGCACTCGTTATGTTCGTTATCTTTCCTTGGCCCTTGAAGAAGGAGCAACCAGTCTCGCCCATTGTGCGATACATTCCCTGATTCCCTAGAGAACCAACGCCGAATGGGTCACCATTGGTAATACCGTTCTCAAAGTATTGAGTAGGCTTCATGACCGATAGCCACAGATGGTCTGTGTCTAGTAGCATGATGTCACTCAACTTGTTAGCCGTTGCGTTACCAGTCTGTGCCATGTCCTTTGCTGGGATAATTGGGATGTCGTAGTAAGTGGCGACCCTAAAGCCAACCTCTGCACCCTTCACTCCTCTTACACCGTTGTGCGTTGGGACAATCTCTTTCCTGTCCATGAACCTCTCTTGGCTCTGTAGCAGGTCTGAGATGTGCTGGATAGTATCGTATCCAGTTAGCATAACCTTGGGGTTTCCACCGTTCTGCCTGATTCTCCTAATCATATCGTTTAGAAGAGTCAGTGTTAGAACTCTTGCATCACCAGCCGCGTATCCTGAACCGAAGTCAACTTCAGCCGAAAGGAAGTTATCCGTTCCGGTGTAGTCTCCACCGCTTCTAGTTACAGTCCTGTCATCTCCGAAAATCCTAACCAGTTGTGTTGGTAGGTCTGCGGCGGCGGCACTCTGCTCACCCATGTCTGCGTCACCCATTGCGGCTATTTCACCAGCAGACGACACTATCTTGTATAGTGACGTATAGTTGTTCTCGATGTCATCATACTCTGCGTGGTCGTAATGCTCAAGTGGCATTAGAAGCATCTTGTTCTGAACCTCTGCGTGGTGCTTACCCATGTCCTCTCTAACGATTGAGCGGATGTCTCCTACTCCATCGTCAATTGCGGCCATCTCCATTCCGAGTTCTGAGAACTCAAACAGATGTGCAACAGTCTTTGGACTGACGTATAGTTTGGTATACTCTGGGGATAATGCTCTCATTGCCGCACTACCTAGTTCCTCGTTCTCACCAACACCACCAATCATGTCGGCGGCTATTCCAGATAGGTCAGCCGTGTTTGCACCGGGGTTGGTTGTCCCAATTCCGAATGAAGAGCCACTACCACCAGCAGGTCGGCTCTTTAGAACTCTCCAACCACTGGAAGTGTATGGCCTCTTGGAAATCATTGACAGTGCATTGACTTCCTGATTTAGCATCGACCAGACTTTCTGTCCGTATAGCAAGTTGTAAAGGTCACCTAGACCACTTGCCGCACTGAAGGCATTCGATGACGCATCGTGTGGCGTTCCGAATCCTCCAACTACTCCACTGCTCTTTAGCAGGGCGTTCCCTGTTCCTCCGACCATGCCGTAGGTTGCGGCTTCTAGGTCTGCCATTGTTCTAATATGTCCTGTTGTCATACTTCATCACCTCACTGATACCTCTCCACAATACTGTGAATGTCACTCCAAGACATCTCGGATGCATCGGACGTATTGGTTGGAAGTCCCTCTGGAACCTCAAATGCAACTTCCTGTGCTTTCCTGATATCTTCGCGTTCTGCCGAAAGGGACTTGCGTAGTTCTGCGAACTCTTCCTTAAGTGCCGCTACGTCTGTGCGAGCATCATACTCTGCTCTCTCAGCCTCCGACTTCTTTACAGACAGTTCTGCATCTAGACGCTCACTGAACTCCTTGTTAAGGGAATCGTATGCCATTGCCTCTAACTTCTCGGCCTTGAATGCTTCATATGCCTTCTCGACATTCTCCGCACTTAGGTCAAGAGTAGAGAAATCAGCATTCTCCAATCCCTTAGAAACCTTCAGAGGTGCAGGGGTTGCAGTTGGGTTTCCGCCACTAACAACTTCCTCACCAGCCTCGTAGTCTCTTGTTGAATCCTCATCAAGAGCCTTCTCCTCTAGGTCGTCTGAAAGTTCTAGGCCGTCATCTCCGCCTTCTCCCAAGTCTTCCTCTTCGGGTTCGGTGTCCATATACTCGTCACCTTTCTCCATTATTTCTTCGCTTTCTTCTTCCTTTTGGAGCGAATTGACCTGCTTCATCAGGCTATTCAACTCCTCAAGGGCTTTTTCCAGTTTTCCACTCATTTTCTTTTCCTCCATTTTTAAAATGTCGAATTTTGCTTCCGGGTTTATTCCTTTTTCACAGACAGTAACTTCATGCAACTCAAGTTTTTCTATCTCGTTGTATTCCCCAAACTCCTCAGATTTTCTCTGTTTCTTTGATATCGCCTGTCCACCTATGCTGAAAGACCGTAATGTTCCTTTCCTAATACCTCTTGAGATTTCCTTAGCCTTCTCGATGTCATCGCGCATCTTGATTACTACATAGAACCCAACATCGTCTACAGCAGTTTTGTGTAGGACACCGTTGGAATCTCGGTATTTTTCTATTACCTCCCCGACTTGAACATTTGAATGGTTTGACATTACATTTCTGTATTTTTCTT